CCTCTGACCGGAAAACCACTCTCTCAATACCTGCCGCACCTGTGAAACAGTCCGTTCCGGGTCCCCGCTCTCAATCTGCACGGAAATATCCACCGGCACCGTTTCCGGTGCCAGCACCGAAACATCCACCGCGATCTCCCGCCGCTCCTGAAAATACTCGTTGATTCGTTCTAGCAGTGCCTGCTCCGGCACACCCTGTGCGGCTGCCACCACCACATCCACCGTCCCCACTCCACGGTTTCGGGGCAGCGCCACGGCTGCCGCGACCTCATCAAATGACAGCGCGCCCTGTTCATAAAATGCACGGTTTGCTCCGTTCGGCAGCCGCAGAAAGCTGTCCAAAATACGGGCACGCAGCTGCTCATCGTCCTCTGCATCGGCACCTCCGGTCATAGCCTGAGGATTCGTACAGCCCGTCACTCCTATCGGTGCTGCGGACAGAGAGCACACGCTGCCCGCGATCACATTGCCGGCGCTCCCCGGTTCCACCGCCCGAACAGGAACGTCCACATGAGACGTTCCCGCCTCCAGCACCGCATCACAAGCGGTCTCAAACCGGACCAGCCCCGGCGTCATACACACTGTGCCGGACGGAACAGCACGGTCCGCAGTGCTGGCCCCGTCCCCGAAAAAGCGCACGGTTCCCTGTGCTTTGGTCGCCTTTTTGCGTTCCAGCGCGCGAAGCTGCGCATGATGATCCAGGTACTCTCCCTGAGCCGTCTGAGGGAAGCACTGGCGGTTTACCCAGTCAGCCTGTACGTACAGGGAATAGATCTGTGCCGCCGCGGCGTACAGCCGCGCGGACAGATCCCCGCCCGGACTGATTTCCATGCCGGTGCGTGCGGTAAAATCCGCCTGCATATCCGAATAAAGCTCTTCAACTGTTTTCATCTGTCATTCCTCCCAAGGGGACACTCACCTCCAGCGGTTCCCCCTGCCATTCCAAATCCACCTTGACCTGCGCCACAGCTCCCTGCTCGCTGTAGGTCACACCGGTCACCCTCACATCCTCGTCTTCCAGCGCCTGACAGACATACCGGGTGCACAGGGTCTGTCGTACGCTTCTCTTTTCCTTGGTCAGCGTATGCAGCTGACTTCCCAGCTGCGGCAGGAAGGGCAACGCGCCCCGTTTGGCCGTCAGCTTGAACAATACTCGCTGAATCAGAGCCTCGCTCCCCTCCAGCCGACAAAAGTCTCCCATGCCGTTCGGCACAAAATCGCCGTTTGTCATTTGCAGTTCCGTCATATTATCCTCCCTGCTCCGCCATAGCGGCAGCCACCGCGGACCGCACGAGTTCTTCCAGCGGCAGTCCATTTACCGTCACAGCACCCTGTATCGCCACCCGGCCGTTTTGCGTCAGCTTCACGCCGCAGCCGGGCCCTGCCAGTTCCACTTCGCCCGGCTGCAGCAAATCCTCTTTCCGGTTTTCTCCGGCCAGAATACAGGGCGATTCGCCATCGTTTCCCGTCTTCAGCACCAGCACCGCTTCACCGGTCCGCGGCCTCCACCGATACCCTCCCGGTGCCATCACCGGCAGCCAGCGCCGTTCCGACCCAAGAAGAACCCCGCTTTCCGTGCCGGACGCGGTTACCACACCAACGTCAGCAATTCCCTGCCGATCCGTATTTGTTCCTTTCATGCGGCTTGCTGTCCACATCACATCTCACCTCACAGCATTGCATCGGGCGGAACCAGTTCCATGCGAGTACGGTATCCTCTTCCGTCCATACTCACCGCAGCCTGCGCCACTCTCCACAGGCCGTTGTGGCTCCATCCGGTCCGTTCCAGCCTGACCACCTCTCCCGGCCAGGCACAAAAAGGCAGCGCTACCTCAACATCCAGCTTCACCTGCTCCTTCTCAGAACACTTCAACTGGTATTCCCCCTGATAGCGCATGGTCTGATAGTTGCTTTTCCCCGGCATGGTAACCATTCGTCTGCACTGTCCTCCGGCCTCTTTGAACGCTGCATTGACCACCCGATGTATTTCCGGTGATTTTCCGGCTTCACGCACCCAGATTTCAGACAGAACTCCATAGCGTTTATTTCGCGCGCTCAGCGCAGTCACCGGCACACGATCATGGATCACCCCGGTCACATCATCCCGCCACCGGCTCAGGACCAGCCGTCCCTGTCGGTCAAAGCGCGGCGTTACTCCGCCGTGATAGCAGACAAACTGATACAGGACCGACCACTCGCTGGATCCGTAATCCACAGCAAACCGTTCCACCGCCGGAAATCGCTCTGTTTGCGCCACTTGGATCCCGTAAGGCTCCACATGCTCTTTCAGAATGTCCTGAAGTGTAGCTACATCGTAATCGTTCCCCACCGCTTCGTTGTCCAGCAGCAGAGCCGCCATCCCCCGCCCATTCACTTCAAGGCGGCAGCCCTGTTCCGACCAGGAAACCTCACTCTCATCCACCACACCGGCAAATACCAGTTCCTTTTCCCGATAGGCCTCAAATCTTGCCGCATCGTCCAGCAGCCAGTCGTTGGCAGTATTCCACAGGCAAACCACACGGAAGCTGTCACAGGGCGTCCCGCAGCCATATTCCAGTTCCCATTCCAGCAGTTCCGGCAGCTTCCTTCGCGTTCCGTCCCCCAGGATCAGATATGCCGTCACCGCACGCGCACCTCCTGCCCCACCCGGATCAGGTTCGGGTTCTTGATCTGGGGATTCATCTGCAGGATCCGCTCCATCGTGATCCCGTATTTCTTTGCGATGCCCCACAGCGTATCCCCTTTTACCACGGAATAAACAAGTTGACCGGAGTGTTCGGTCCGGTCCTCCTGTTCCGTGGCCGACTGTTTTTCCACCGTGTCGCTGTAGTACTCCAAATCCTCCCAAAACACAAAGGAGTAGCTTACGTAGTCCGGCCTCGGCTCCTGTTTCAGGGAAAGCTCTACAAAATAGGCGTTGGCCGCCTGCCACAGCGGATGGATCAGGGTGCCGGCCCCCGGGCTGTAAAACACATTGGCCAGTGCACCGAACTGCGCATAGGCATCCGGTCCGGCAAACTCTCCCTCTCCCCGCATCACCCTGCAGCTGCGGCCCAACTCCTGCAGATGGTACAGGCCATACGGCACTTTGTTCTGCACCATTTCCCGTTCATAATCGATCGTGTATACCCTCGGATTATGGGGCCATATGTAATCCTTGTATCTCATGGGGCTCAAATTCACAGGCCCTCTCCCTCCTTTTCCTTACAACAGCCTCAGCGGACCGTCATATCTGCGGGCATCCCGGGCAAACGCAGCATCCACCAGCGCCGCATAATCGACCGTATTTCGCTTCCGGTCCACCCCTCCACGCACGGAACGAACATCCTGTCCGCAGCCCGTGTCGGCAGCGCTGCCCGGTTGAAGGCTGCGTTTTTCCCAACGCTGTGCGGCCTGACGCAGCCGCGCCATCCTGTCCGAGATATTCCGCGCCGCACCCTGTATCGTCTGCGCCGCATTCACCGTGCGCACGCTCTGTGCTGCAGCCTGTACCGATCGTCTTTCCTTTTGCGTCAAACTGTTTTCCCGTTCCCTTTGCAGGGCTTCCGCCTGCAATTCAGGCCCGCTTTGCAGTTCACCCGTTATGTCGGCAGCGCTCAGAAGCAGCCCCGCCGTGTCCCAACGGTATTCCCACTCGTTTTCATCCGCGTCCGACTCTCTCAGCAACGCTTCAAGAACATCCGTCATTTGCTTCCCCCCGCTTTAAAGAGGCAAATCTTGCCTCATCGAAGTTGTCGTTGACGCTTCCCTCGCTCCGTGCAAGGGGAACGCCGCACACGGTGCAGCGCTCCTCCATCGTCCGATCCAGACAGGTCGGACAAAGCCCCGCCAGCGCCTCCTCATCGTCCAACAGCAGGTTCAGTGCGCACCACAGAATATCCCGTGCCTTCATCGCTCGGACGCGATTTTCCGTGGGCAGGGCTGAAAAGGATCGCAGCACGCGCCAGTACAGCCGCTCCTCCCGGGCGTGCTCCAGACTTTTTTTAACGCTTCCACCCGACCGCTTTCGCTGTTGAGTCCGGGGTTGACCTGCGTATTAAACTGCGCCCACCGTCCGGCCAGCGTCTCAATTTCTTCCACGGTCAGCTGCTCCAGAACATGGCTTCCATCCCGAAAGATCGGCTTCCCGTCCCGCAGCAGCGCCCGGGACAGCAGGCAGGCGTTGGAGCACAGCGACCGCTCACGCCCATCCCGGGCCAGCCACTGGGCCTCCCGTCTGGCCTCCAGCACCTCCATGGCACTGATGAGCCGCAGATTCCGGCCGTCCTCCAGCTCCAGTTCAGAGGGTCCGTCCAAAAGGTTGCTCGGCATCCTTACACCTCCGTCTCAATGCGTTTGGATGCCACCACAGTGACCTTTTCCATCACCATATCGCCCAGTCCGGCCTCTTCACTGATGGCGCTCCATTGGCAGTCGGAGTAAATGATTCTGCGGTCAGGCTTGCAAATCACCAGAGAGAAGCCCTCCAGCGAATAAAAGTCGATACCGTCCCGAATAGCGTTGTCCGTGGCATACAGTCTGGACAGCTCCAGCACATGTTTCACCGGTCCGGCAACGGTCGCAACAGGCTCTTTCTCGCCGAACGCCTCCACCTGAGTGCTGGACTTGGTCGCCTTGGCGTTGTAGCTCTGGACCACGGCCACTTTGGTGCCGTTCACTTCCAGATAGATGTCACTACTGGTCGGAAATCCTGTGATCGTCATACAGTTCCCCCCTTATACCGTAATATGAGCACTCAGCCAAATCTGGTTGATACCGTGGGTCACGGTAAAGGAAAAGTCTACCAGACACCGTGTGGGATCTTCGCTGTCGGCACTGACGCTGACCTGCTCATACCCGGTAATGATCTCGTGAGCCAGCTTATTTTCCAGTTCCAGAACCACCTGGGATCGAATGGCACCTCTGCTCTGAGCCGTATTTTTCGCGCGATGGAATCGGCTTTTCAGCGCATTGCGAACGGTCGGGATCACGTCATCCACCACCAGAACGGCGGAAAGATCCCTCCATGTGCTGTCCGCGGCACCGTTGGTGGTGGTTCGGGTGGTCACGCCCCGTACCACGCTGACCACACCGCCCACCGCTTCCACCGGTGTCACACCGCCGCGGATCAGCACGTCCAGTTCCTCCTCCCGGAACTGCCGGTTCAGTCCGTACAGTCCGGACACCTGCGCGCCGCCCAGAGGGATCGCGGGATCGCTTTCTCCTGCAATGACTCCGGCCACCGCCGCAGCCACCTGCACCCCGGCCAGTGCCTCACCCTGCTGATCCACGCAGCCGGGCGCCACCAGAACCACACGCTCACTGTTCAGCTGCGCGGCCCGCTCCACCAGTTCCCCGACGGTTTCTTCCATATCGCCGGCTACCACCGCAATGCGTTCCCGCTGTGCGGCAGAGGCGGTCAGCACACTGTCCCGCAGGGCCTGCTGAACCTCCACCACAGTGCTGTCGCAAACTGCTACCGCCAAATCCTGAGTCTGGCCCATGATCTCAAAGGCAGCCCGATAGTCGGTCACACTGTCCCCCGCGACAGGAAAAACTACAGCCTGTGCTGCTCCGTTCTGCAGCAGGAGCCTCACCAGTGCAGCCGCGTTATTTCCGGCTTCCGCACCGAACACCGCTGCCGCCTCCTGATACGTGTTGATGGTCCACATCGTCTGGCCGGGATTATCGAGTCTGACCGCCAGACCAACCTTCTTTTTCCCTGCGCTTCCACTCACCGCAGAGGAGGCGGCATAGGAGGAATACACCCCCGGCCGCTCATGTACTGTGATACTCAAGTGTTTATGTCTCCTCTCAATGTAAAGTTCAGGAAGGTGTCCGCCTCATCACCCGCGGTATACATCCACCCGGTGCACACAAGATGCCCGCGCAGCCGCAGCAGACCTTCCTTCCCGTCATATTCCATTTCGTCGCCGCTCAATTCCCGCACGCACAGCCCAAGGGGTTTTTCCTCCTGCAGAACCAGCAGCAGGCGGTCAAAGACCCTCCGGCAAGCCGTCGCACCGATTTCGGGAGGTGCGAGAATATCCAGTGTAAAGGTCAACTGTGCCCTTCGGCCGTACACTTCCTTTTCCTGTCCGGTCGCTTCATCCGCACACTGCCCCAGATAATCCTGTAAGCCCGCGCTTTCGCAGCTCATCTGTTCCAAAGAAACCAGAACCACCGGACGCTTTGCGTCCATCCTGACCTCACCGGGCCAGGAGGCCAGTGCCTCTACCCCTCGTTCGCAGAAAAAACCGGCTATCTTTTCCTGTATGGTTTCTGCCGTCATTCCATCCCCTCCCGGGCTCTGTTGGCAAATACTGCCCACCAATATGTCAGCCGGTCTCCCGCATAAATGGGCTGTACCGACCGGGCCTGATACATCTCTTCGCCCACCTTCACTTTACAGGCACCGTCCAGCGGGATGTCAGCCGGCCCCAAATAGAGAAAGCGGTCCTGCTTCGCCCACCCAAGGGGCGTGGGGACGGACTGCTCCGTCCCCTTGTCCCGTTGGGGCTGAAAGAATGCCCGAGTACGGATGCCCTGAGGGACATCCTGTGTGTATACCGTCACATTCTGCCCGTACCGGGCCAGAATGCGGGAGAATGCTCCCTGTGTCACTGCTCTCACACTCCATAGAAGAAAAAACGTTCATCCTTCGTCCATGCCGACATCAACCGTCTGGCCTGAGCCCGCAGCAGTCCGGCCTTTTCCCCTCCATTGCTTTTTCCGACACTCACGTCACCCGCGCGGAAGGATTCTGCCTGCCCGGCCTCACGACTCACTTCCAGTCCGGCCAGAACCAGCCACGCCCCGGCCAGAACAAAGGCCTCCGGACAGTCCCCGGGGCAAACGCCCTCACGCAGCTGCCCGGTCAATTCGTCCCGGGCCGCGGCACAAAGGGTGTTCAGAAGTCCCTCTTCCTGCTGCGTCGTCTGGCCCAAAGTGCGGGCCAGCTCCATGATGCGCTGCGTCATCACACGCTCAGCACCTTGGAAGCATCGGAAAACAGCTTGGCAAAGCCGCTGATGCTGGTGATGGCAGCACGCTCCAGCTGACGGTCGATGAGCTTGTCGTACTCGATCATCACGTCACTGCCCTGTACCATCTCCAGAGCGTAATTGCGGTCCAGACCGATGATCTTGCCCTCGGGCAGGGCGGAGGTACGCAGCAGAGTCGCGCCCAGAGGTGTGGTCAGCTTGCCGGTGCCCTGGAAGTTCAGCCCGGTCATGGGATTCTGGAACTCAGGCAGCTTGAGCATCTTGACCATCA